CTGTCACGCTTGACGCTGCCGATCGGCTGGCGGATGGTGTAGGCTGGGCGACCGTTTACACAGCGCGGGGGTCGCACCGTGTCCGCCACTGGATCCTGACCGCAAGCGCCAGGGGGCGAGCTTGGCAAAAGGCCGACCGAAAAAAGACAAGGCGATCAGCTTGAAGCGGACCAGGCGACGCCAGCCGCGCAAGACTGACGCCAAGAAGGCAGCGGCCAAGCTGGCAGCCCCCAAAGGTGCCCCCAAGGACAAGAAGGGGCGCAGCGTCATCGGGTCCAAGTCGTCACCATTCACCAAGGCCCTGCGTTCCACCAAGGCCCTGAAGGCTGCAGACCTGGCGCTGGTCGAGCAGGCGTGGGTTGAGGGCATTGGACACGCTGACGCCTGCGCGCTGTGGCAGTTCCAGTTCCTAGTGCTGCAGCGCGATCGGGCCGCTGGTGACCTAGAGCCGAAGAACTACCACACCGGCCTCAATCAACTCCTAACGGCCGCCGTCAAGCTGGCCGAGCTGGCCGACAAGCAGGGGGAGAAGGTGCCGGCCCAGGTCCAGATATCCTTCAACCTGGCCAGCCCGTCCATCGTACAGCCAGCAGAGCCAACGGGGATCTGCGGAGACGTGATCGATGTTGCCTGAGGTGGATATGGCGGCGATCTTCGCCCCCTACGGCAAGCAGGCGCAGTTTCTGGCGAGTCGAGCTCGTAACCGGCTGTTCCTGGGCGGCCGATTCGCTGGCAAGTCGTGGACGCTGACCCTGGACTGCTTGATGCAGGCCATGATCAACCCAGGCGTCCCTGGCGCGCTGCTGGGCAGGACGGAGAACGACCTGAAGAAGAACCTCCTTATCTACCTGCAGAGCCATCTGGACACGCTGCAGGAGGCGACTGGCTTCAACTGGGTGAAGCTATACAGCGCGGGCGACCAGTCGATCGAGCTACACAACGGCAGCACCATCTGGTGGAAGGGCTACGATCGGATCACCAAGCTGCGCGGCCTGTCCCTGGCCTGGGTGGCCTGTGATGAGGTGGCATGGTCCGAGACGGACAGCCTGACGGTGTACGAGACGATCCTACCCTCGATCCGCGTGCCCTGCCCCCGTCCATCCTTCGCCGCTGCCACCTCACCCAACGGCCTGCGGGGGATGGTGAAGCTATTTCGCGACCGTCAACTGGCAGAGGATCCCGAGTTCTTCGTCACCAGGGCGACGAGCTACGCGAACCCCTATGTGGAGCCCGCAGTGGTCGAGGCGTGCAAGTCCGCGATGGGTGCGCGGCGATTTGAGCAGGAAATTATGGCCAAGGCCCTTCGGCCTAGCTCCAGCGTGTTCGAATCATGGAGCAGTGAGCGCCACCTGATCAGCTACGATCCGAGATCGATCCAGGGCGGCCTGTGGATCTTCGGCATTGACTGGGGGGCCAATAGGGCCGCCGCCGTCGCGATCCACGTCGCGCCGAGCGGGCGCAAGGTGATCGTTGACGAACTGGCCCGCAAGCCCCAAAGTCGAGGCCACTGGCGGTCAGAGCTTCGCCAGTGGATCGATGCATGGACGGGCCACCGCCCGCCATACATGATTTCATCGGACAGGGCCGTGGTGATGGAGAATCGCTGGCTTGCAGGGGTCTATGGCGTCAAGCGGACCATGTGTATGACGATGTCCAGCAAGGCCGATCAGTATGTGCGGACGGGGATCCAAGTGATACAGGACGCCCTGGACCCCGCTGATGGCTCCGACCCCATGCTGCTTTTTAGCGACCGATTGCGCCAGATTGAGGACGATGAAGTGGCGGGCATCATCCCATCGATGATCAATTACCGCTGGCGCGTGGATCGCGACGGCAACCCGACCGACGTGGCCCTCCGTGACAATGTCCACGACCACGCCTGTGACGCCCTGCGCTACGCTATGGTGGCCGCCACCAAGCTGCCACAGCTCAACGGCGGCCGACTGCCGCACCAACTGACCACCAACGGGCCAGACGGCTCGACGGCCACACGACACGAGCACATGATGGGCGCAAGTCGCCCGCGACTGTAGGGGGCAAAGATGGGGCTGCTGAATCTGGCCAACATGGAGACGCTAGACGATCGGAAGTTCCGCGACCGATCGCGCCAGTTGTCGGAGTTCCTGCGCGGAGACTTCCGATCGGTGGCCTCCGAGCTGTCGTCTGCGTTCCCTAACACCAAAGGGCTACAAGAGAGATACATCCCCCTGGTCACACGCTTTGCTGATGAACTCAGCGGCTTGTATAGCCGCCCGGTAATTCGTCGCTTCGGCGGGCCTGGCACCGACCCGGAAGTGTTCCGCAAGCTGTCGGACACATACGAGGCCAGCGACATCGATCGGGCGCTCCACAACGCACATCGCGAGTTGTTGGTCCAGAACACTGTTCTGCTGGCTGTCTTCCCTGCAGGCGTGGGCCGCGTCCGGGTCGAGGCGTTCGCCCCCTGGCAGGTAGACGTGTCGCCCGCCGTGCCCATGTTCGCGGACGATCTGCAGCTTGCCCGCCGCGTGTCGCTGCGCGTGCCGGTTGACACGACGGAGTCCAGCGTCGTCTTTGGATCGCTGGTGATGACGCCGGACGAGATATATCTGGACGACGGGGCCGCGCCCATCCCGATCTATGGCGGCGACACGCGGAACCCCTTTGGCCGGATCCCGCTGATCCCGCTGCGGCTGCAGACGCCGCTGCCTGGGCGCTTCTGGGCTCCGGTCAACGAACCGCTTTTGTCGATGCAGGTGGCGCTGTGCGTCTCAGAATCTGACACCGAGCTGCTGGTCCATCAACAAGCCTGGGGCCAGCGTGTCCTGGAGGGGGCGCAGCTTGGCCAGCTGGTCGAGGAACTGCAGATTGGCCCGTAGAAGGTGGTGGCCCTTTACTCCACCGACCCGACAGCCCCGAGTCCACGCCTGTCCATCGTGCAAGGCAACCCGCCACTGTCGCAGATCACCACCTGGACCGAGTCGAGACTGCGTCTCCTGTGCTCGATGTTCGACCTGAACGCGGACGCCTTCCTGCGTGTGAATACCAGCGTGACAGCCGCAGCCCGCAAGGCCAGCGCCGCCGATCGCGAGGAAGTGCGGAGCCGGGTGGAGCCGATCTTTACGGCCGCAGAGAGCGCCCTAGCGCGCTTGATCGCAGAGGTCAGCAATCTGACGGAGCCAGTACAGATCCCGGCTGACATTGATGTCAACGTCCGCTGGTCGACGTTCGACCCACCGCCCGACGACCAGGCAGCGGCCCAGGCTCTGCAGATGCAGGTCCAACTGGGCACGGTCAGCCCCGTGGACGTGGTCAGCCGCCGCGATGGCATCAGCCGTCAGGCCGCGCTGGACAGGATGAAGAATAACCTCTCCGAATCTCGATCGCTTGGTCTGGTGTCTGGCACTGACGAACCCGGCGAACAGATCGCGGCGGATCCACTGAACGGGGCACAGGTCACGGCCGCGCTGACCATCGTCCAAGCAGTCGCGGCCAAACTATTGCCGCGCTCGTCTGGCGTGCAGATGCTGGCGGGGTTCTTCAACATGCCACCGGCCCAGGCCGAGGCTGTGATGGGCGACACGGGCAAGGGCTTCTTTGCTACGGCCGAGGGCTAGACCATGCTCCGCGTCAGCGTGCGCTACACCAAGGGGGCCAAGGAGATCGCCCGCCATGACAAGGCGGCCTTTGATCGCATCCAGCGGCCCGTGCGGATCATGACAGCCACGGCCAAGCACATCGAGCGGCGCATGCGGAAGGGCCGCACGGCCACGCCGTCGCCTGGATACTCGACCTCGAACCGTGGGCACCGCCACTACTGGGTCAGCGCGGCCTATGCACGCGCCGCTGGCGTCCCTGACTTCCTGATCGGTGACAACGCGGCGAAGTTCGCAAGCTCTGCAGCCTTCCACCAGGCGGCTGGCGTCCGCAATGGCACCTTCCGATCCACTGGCGAGATGTGGAAGGGCCTACAAGTCCGCAACGTGGGGGCCAGGGGGGCCGCTGCGATCGACTTCCGTGGGTCGAGCCTGGGGACGCGGGTCCACCCGGGCAGGACGAAGAAGGGCAGACTGCGGAAGCGCCCGCCGAAGGTCCGCAACCAAGTGAAGGCGGGCACGATCTGGCGCTCGATGAAGGTCAACGTGATCCAGCCAACCGACGACGAGACAAGCGCGTGGCTGGACGCCGTGGTGGTCTGGACCGCCGAAGC